TGGGAGGCCACGTTCCATATCGGACTGGTGCCGGTCGGGTGAACGAGGACGTCGAGGAGCTGCAAACGATGGTGCAGGTCCTCCGCAAGGAGCTGCTCGTGGAGCGGGAGCGGATCGCCTTGCTGACCCACAAGAACCGGAACCTGGAGGCTGAGAGGGACGATCTCATGAATGAGATGTCCAGGTCTGAGCGAGACTGACGAACCGTGACGTACCTGGTGTGGTCCGCGGTCGATGCCCTCCTGGAGGTGACTATCCGGTCCTTGACCAGGGTGCGGGACTGCCTGGAGGCGATGACGGGCCCGGTCCGGACGCGCGAGTTCCGGCTTTGTGGATCCGGCAAGTAGGTGAGGTGGGTCGTGGGACCGTTGATGGGTGATCCCATGACCAGTGGTTCCGTGTGTGCGAGGTCCCGGTGGTGGGTCCCCACAAGCGTGCTCGTGATGACAGGTTGGACGGTCCAGCCCATTGCCGGGCCGCGTGTGGGGACCAACACGAGATGAGTGCGGTCTCGCCGTGCGCCCACCCAAACTGCGACCAGCTCGACGAGGACGGGAACCAACCCCTGATCCAGGAGGTCATGTGCCCGCGCTGCCAGCGCCTACTCGGCCAGGACCTCGCCGAGATCGTCAAGGACTACGTGAGGCTCAAGTCGTCGATGCCGACGCCGGCCCGACGTGCGAGTGGTCTTCGCCATACCGTGCAGCAGTCCTTCGGCCACCTTGCCGCGGACGCCAGCGACGCCTGCTGGGACATCGCCTCGATGCTCAACGAGATCGAGGCCCAGCTGCGTGACCGGGTCGGCGACCTGCCGGCACCCGAGCTGGTGAGGACCTCTGGGTTGTCGCTGGTCCGGACCCATGAGCCGCTGCTGGTCAACCATGCGTACGCCTACCTGCGTGGCCGCTTCGAGCAGCTGGTCCAGTGGCCCGGACAGTTCGGTATCGGCCACCACGCCGGCGCCCTGCACGAGACTCACCAGACCAACCGCAGGGTGTACGGGCTGACCCGACACGTTCAGCGGCTAGAGCTGCCGTGCCCGGGCTGTGACGTCGTCGCTCTGGTCTGCGACGTCGGCATTGTCCGGTCCACTGGTGAGCCCCCGCCTGTCCGGTACACCTGCGAGCAGTGCGGCCGGAGCATGGACGAGGAGGAGCGGCTGAGCCGCTCGCTGATGAGGATCGCCTGGGAGATGAGGATGTACGAGGCCGAGCTCGTCGCCTCCGCCGATGCGCCTGCCTGACCCGGATTGACGGAAAACGCCACGCGGCGACGGTTCGCGGTGCGACCATGATGCCAGTAGAAGTCCTGTGCCCAAGCCCCGATCGGATCATCCGACCGGGGCTTCGTCATGTCTGGGGGTGACCGCAATGATGCACGACCTGATCACCACGAATGAGGCCGCGGCCGCCTGCGGCGTGGCCAAGTCCACGATCAGCACCTGGGCTGCCCGGGGCCACCTGAAAGCCTCGGGCCTCGACGAGCACAACCGTCCCCTGTACCGCCTCGGCGACGTCCTGGTGGTCGCCCGCGACACCCGCCAGCGCGCCGTCGGCCACAACCGCATCGCCTGAGCACCCCCTGTCTTCCCCTGCGCCGGCTCCCCACCGGCGACCGGCGCACGCTCTGGACGCCCCGATCGGGGAGTAGGGGCGTCCCCCCTTCTCCCGCCTTCTCGCCGGACGACACCACACACACCTTGGCCACGAGCCGACGCGTCGGACACCGCGAGTTGGCGGGAACCCACCTCACAGCTCTGACGAAGGAGCCCCCGTGAAGACCTTGTCCGGTCGCGCGCTCGACCCAGACGCCCCCACAAGCCCGCCGTCGACCTACCAGATGGCCATCCTGGGCGCCCTGCAGGACCGGCAGGTCTACCAGGGCACCGTGCCGACGGCCGTCAAGGACGCGAGGCGTGCCCGCGGCAAGGCAGCTAAGGCAGCCCGTCGCAGGGGCCGGCGTTGACGACCTCCCGCGCCGACGCGGCAAGGGCGGCGCGCGTCTACAAGGACACCCAGCCCCAGATCGACGCGCTCAAGGACGTCCTGGACGCGAACAAGTCCGCCAAGGACGTCCTCGGCGACTACATGCTCGAGCAGAAGCCGCCACTGACCGAGTTCTCAGGCGTCACCCTGCGGGTTGTGTCCTTCAAGACGTGGGACGGCGACAAGCTCACCGTCTACCTGGGCGAGAAGCTCCTCGGCAAGTTCCGGCTCACCGGGCAGCGGAAGTACTTCGGCTTCCTCAAGCGCCGTGCCAAGAGTGTTGACGGTGCCATCAGGTAACCGCGGTCCGGTTCCACGCGAGCGGCAGTTCCCGCCGCGCTGCCCCGCCTGCCGGCGCCTGCTCGCCGACGCAGCCAAGCCACACTGTCCCACGTCGAACCGCCACTGCCCCTGGATGCACTGCGGTTGCGGTCAGAACATCAACCAGGTCAGGCAGTGAGTGAGTCGCCGTGAGTAGGCGCGGTGCCGAGCTCACCGGCCGGCCGCGTCGCACCGCTTGTGCCGCCATCCGGGCGATGCGCCTGCCGTGCTGGCTGTGCCACGAGCCCATCGACTACGACGCACCCGCGCGGACACCGCGGTCCTTCACTGTCGACGAGGTCATCCCTCGCAGCAAGGGTGGCAGCGCCACCGACCCTGACAACCTGCGCCCTGCACACCACGTGTGCAACAGCGAGCGTGGTGCAGGGGTGGTGGTGCCTATCACCTACCGGACGCCGGCCTCACGCGACTGGTGAGCAAATGGGGGGCGGGGGGTCGCTTCCGAAGCTGGACAGTGCGGGAGACCCCCGACTGGCCGCAAAAACTCCATGCGCACCAGAGGGGGGACCCCAGGTGACAGCCCGCAAACCCCGGTACGGCGCCGTCGAGAAGCAGGTCCGCCAAGACGTTGGCGCCCTGATCACAGGGCATCCGATGGGTGAGTCGCTGGCTGAGATGGCCTTCACCCTGGCCCGGACCCTGGATGAGGGCGCCGGGCTGGCCGTGGCTGCTGTGAACCGTGAGCTACGGGCGAACCTCGTCGAGCTCGTCCGACTCGAGGTGCCCAGTGACGACGACGAGTTTGGTGACGCCCTCTCGGAGCCGACTTTGCCCACCCAGGTTCGGGACGAAGAGGAGCCCTGAGCGTCCGACCCTTGGGCCCGCGATAGGCGAGGTCGCCCGCAAGCTCGGCAAGCCCCTGATGCCCTGGCAGCAGGAAGTCGCCGACGTCATCGGTGAGATCGACCCGGCGACGGGCCGCCTGGCGTACTCGCAGTTCGGGCTGACAGTGCCCCGCCAGTCCGGCAAGTCCGTGCTGGTCCTGGCGAAAGCCGTCCACCGGGCCTCGGCGACCAAGTTCTTCGGCCGCCGGCAGCGGATCGTCTACACCGCCCAGACCCGCAAAGCGGCCAGGGAGAAGTGGGAAGAGGACTTCGCCGCCGACCTGGAGGCGTCCAGGGCGTTCACGTCCAGGTTCGTGACCCACAAGGGCAACGGCAACGAGCACTTCCGGTTCACCAACGGCTCCCGGTTCGGCATCGAGGCCAACACCGACAAAGCCGGCCACGGGCCGACGCTGGACGAGGCCTACATCGACGAGGCCTTCGCCCAGGTCGACGCCCGCCTCGAGCAGGCGTTCCGGCCCGCGATGATCACCCGGGCGAACAAGCAGCTCGGGTGGATCTCGACCGCGGGATGGTCGGACGCCTCGCCCTACCTGCAGGCGAAGGTCAAGGCCGGCCGCGAAGCCGTGATGGCCGACCGGCGCCGCGGACTGGCGTACTTCGAGTGGTCCGCCCCCGAGGACGCGGACCCCGCCGACCCGGCCGTGTGGCAGGCGTGCATGCCGGCGATGGGGATCACCGTCACCCAGGAAGCGGTCGCCGACGAGTTCGAGTCCATGGACCTGGCCGACTTCAAACGGGCTTACCTGAACATCTGGGTGCCCAAGCCGGTCGAGGTCCCGAACTCGACGGTGCCCCACGAGCTGTGGGAAGCGTGCGGTGACGGCGCCTCCGAGATCACCGGGGCCCTGTCGTTCGCCCTGGACGTCAGCCCGTCGCAGTCCTGGTCTGCGATCGCCGTCGCCGGCCCGCGCGGCGACAGCCTGCCCCACGTGGAGGTGACCTCCGCCAACGACGGCACCGTCGTCGACCACCGCCCGGGCACCGAATGGGTGATACCTCGCCTGGTGCAGCTCGGCGAGCACTGGCCGGGCATGAAGGTCACCATCGCGGCCGGGTCGGCCGCGCAGTCCCTCGTGCCGGCACTGACCAAGGCCGGCGTCGAGCTCGACGTCGTCAAAGGCGAGGACATCACCGCGGCGTGCGGGCTGTTCTACAACCTCGCCACCACCGGCGGGCTGCGTCACCGAGGCCAGAGCGAGCTCACCACGGCCCTGGCCGGGGCCCGCAAGAACATCGAGGACGGCGAGGGCGGGTGGCGCTGGGGACGGCGGAAGTCCTCCCTGGACATCTCACCGCTGTACGCGGCCACGTTGGCGCTGTGGGCCTGCGTCGCCAGCCCCGAGATCGAACCATCCATCTACTTCATGTGAGGGGCGCGGATGCGGTTGTCGCTGGCGCTCCTGCTCCTTGCGGTACTCGGGCTGGGCGTGGGGATCGGCTGGTGGGTCCATCCGGGCGCCGGCATCGCGGTCGCGTCTATCGCAGTGGGGTACGTAGCCCTCTTCCGTGACGACGGGACGAACCAGTCGCAGAAGGGACCCGGCCGATGAGACTCGTGGACCAGCTGCGCAGCGCGATCGAGCCCACGTCGGCGAGCTCCTGGGGTGGTGGGCTGCTGCAGACGTACTTCGCGACCGGGTGGCCCGCGGATCGGGAGTGGCTCGGGTCCGACTTCATCTCCTACGCGACGGTCGGCTACCAGGGCAACGGTGTCGTCTTCTCGGTCCTGAACGCCCGGCTGCGGCTGTTCACCGAGGCGGAGTTCAAGTACCAGACCCTCGCGGAGAGGCGGCTGTTCGGGGACCAGAGCCTTTCTCTGCTGGAGAACCCGTGGCCTGGCGGGACGACCAGTGAGCTGCTGGGCCGGATGATCCAGGACGGCGACCTGGCGGGTAACGCCTACATCCACCGGGTCAACGACAGCCGTCTTGAGCGTCTGCGCCCCGACTGGGTGCAGATCGTGTCGATGCTGATGGAAGACCCCAACGGCAACGAGTACCGCGAGGTCGTCGGCTACATCTACTCCGAAGGTGGCCTGGCCAGCGGCCGGGAGCGGGACTTCTTCCCCGTCGACGACGTCGCCCACTGGTCCCCCGTGCCCGACCCGCTGGCGTCCTGGCGCGGGATGTCGTGGCTGACGCCGGTGGTCCGCGAGGTCAACGCCGACCTGGCCATGACCACCCACAAGCAGATGTTCTTCGACAACGCTGCCACCCCGAACATGCTCGTGCGCTACAAGGACAAGATCGGCACCGAGAAGCTGATCCCGCTACAGGAGCAGCTGCAGGCCCGCCACGGCGGCGCGATCAACGCGTGGAAGACCCTCGTCCTGGACCAGGGCGCCGACGTGACGGTGGTCGGTCACAACTTCCAGGACATGGCCTTTGCTGCGCTCCAGGCCGCCGGTGAGGTCCGGATCGCGTCCGCCGGCGGGACACCGCCCATCGTCGCCGGCCTCCAGGGCGGCCTGGACGCGTCGACGCAGGCGAACTACGCCGCGGCGTACCGCAACTTCTCCGACTCCACCATGAACGGGCTGTGGCGCGGCGCGTGCTCGGTCCTGCAGAAGTTCGCCACCCCCCCAGAGGCGGCACGGCTGTGGTTCGACACCCGCGACATCCCAGCCCTACGGGACGCGGAGATGGAACGCCAGAAGGGCCACGCGCAGCTGTCGATCGCCGTCATGAACCTCGTCAACGCCGGCTACGAGCCGGGCTCGGTGATCTCGGCCGTCGTCAGCGGCGACATGTCCCTGCTCACCCACACCGGCCTGATCAGCGTGCAGCTTCTCAAGCCGAACACGCAGCTGGCCGACGCAGGAGGTCCTCCATGACGTACCGACTGGACGAGCAGACAGGCATCACGAAGTGGGTCGAAGACGAGGTCGGCCCAGGGCAGCACCGAGCTCAGGTGAGCGTTCACGGCGCGAACGTGGTTCGCGCCGGCGACACGATCCTGGTCACCGTCGACGACCCAAACACCCCGCTCGACCAGCTGACTCGGGCCAAGGCGTCCCTCGAAGCCGGCCTGCCCAAAGACGTCAAGGTCCACATGGTCGTCGGGGGCCAGGTCACGATCGTTCGCGCCGAGCGCGACGGCACCATTGGAGGCGCGACGCCATGACGGACTTCACCCGCTCATTCCCGCTCGAGGACATCACGATCCGCTCCGGTGGCGACGGCCGGACCGTCGACGCCTACGCCGCGGTCTTCGGCCAACAGGTGCCGATCGTCGACAAAGACGGAAAGTACCTCGAGCGGATCGACCCGGCCGCGTTCAACAAGACGATCGCCGACAACGGCACCCGGTTCTCGGTGCTCTACAACCACGGCCTGACCGTCCACGGGACGCCGTCCGAGTCTGGGTCCATGCCGATCGGGACCCCGCTGGAGGTTCGACCCGACAGTCGGGGAGTGTTCACCTCCACCCGGTACAACAAGACCCCGCTGGCCGAGGCCACCCTCGAGGCGATCGCGTCCGGGTCGCTGCGGGCGCAGTCGTTCCGCGGGGCGTTCGTCCGCTCAGACAAGACCAAGCCCCGCGGCGGGTTCCGCGCCAACCAGCTCGGGGAGTACCCGCTGGTCACCAGGCAGGAGATCGCGCTCAAGGAGTACGGGCCGACGCCGTTCCCGTCCTACGACGACGCCGAGATCGTCGGGATGCGCGCCGGCCTGACCCTCTCGGACACCGACACGATGCTGCTGGGGCTGATCCTGGAGAACCTCGCCGAAGGGGACGCGGCGCTCGACCCGATCGTCGCGGCGCTCACCAAGACGGACACCTCCCTGGACCAGGCGCAGCTGGTGATCTCCCAGATCCTGGGCGTCTCCAACCCTGACCTGCCCGACGGACCCGAACGCTCGGTGTTCCTGTCGCGGCTGAACTCACTGGCCACGCGTCTGCAAGACGCGCCGGTCAGGAACACCACGCCTTCAGGCGCCGGTGCCGACGAGCCGCCCCACGGGCACTCGGCTCGGTTGTCTCTGTCGAAGCGGACGAGGGAAATCCTCGCCGCACACCACACCTGAAGGAACCAATCATGAAGAGACTGAACGAAATCCTGGAGCGGATGACCAGCGTGCGCTCCGAGCTGCTGGAGCTCTCCGAAGTCGAAGAGCCCACCGAAGAGCAGTCGAGCCGGTTCACCGAGCTCGAGACCGAGTTCGACACCCTGGAGACCGAGCGGGCACCACTGGCCGCCAAGGCCGACAAGATCGAGGCGATCCGGTCCGCCGCACTGGACCCGCGCAACGTCGAGGACGGGTTCGGCGGCCGCAACCTCAACATCAAGGCTGACCCGTTCGAGAACCTCGAGCAGCTGCGCTACGCAGCACCCGGGGACGAGAACATCCGGGCCCGCGCCATCACCGCGCTGACCGACGTCCACTACCGCGGCGTCAAGGACTCCCAGATCGAACGGGCCGTCGAGCTCGTCGAGACGATCCCCGGCGCCGGCGCATACGCGCTCGCGCACGGCTCACCCGCATACCGCTCGGCGTTCGGCACCTACATGCGCGCCCACGGCGAGCACCCGCTCTACAACCCGCAGGAGTCCGAGGCGCTTCGTGCCGCGATGTCGCTGACGACCACCACCGGCGGGTTCGCGCTGCCGACACTGCTGGACCCGACGCTGATCCACACCGGCACCGCCACGAAGAACCCGCTGCGCGCCATCAGCAGGGTCGTCACAGGCACGCAGAACGTGTGGCACGGCGTCTCGGTCGGCAACGTCACGACGTACTGGAAGGCTGAAGGCTCGGCGATGACCGAGGGCAGCCCGACATACGCCGGCCCGACCGTCACCGCGGCCGCGCTCACCGCGTACCTGACCGCGTCGTATGAGATCTTCGAGGACTCCGACCTCCAGAGCCAGCTCCCCGGCCTGATCGGTGAGGCGTTCGACTTCGCCGAAGGGACCGCGTTCGTCCTCGGCTCCGGCTCGACGGCGCCCAAGGGAGTCGTCACCGCGATCTCGGCGACCGCCGGCAGCACCGTCACCGCGACGACCCGCGGGTCGTTCACGACAGCCTCGGCTGTCGACGTGTTCGCCGTCGTGAACGCCATCCCGTCCCGGTATGAGGCCAGCGCGTCGTGGGTCGCGAACAAGGCCATCTTCAACGTCATCCGGCAGATGTCGGCCACCGGCGGCGCTGGGTCACTGTTCTGGACGAACTTCAACAACGACGCCCTCGGAGCCCAGCCTCTGCTCGGCTCACCAATTGTCCAGGCATCGGACATGGCCACCGCGCAGACGTCCGGGACGATCCTGGCGATCCTCGGCGACTTCTCCCAGTTCCTCATCTACGACCGCATCGGAACGTCGGTGGAGTTCATGCAGAACGTCGTCGACGGGTCGGGTCTGCCGACCGGCCAGCGCGGCCTGGTCGCGCACAAGCGGGTCGGGTCGGACGTCACCGACATCAACGCGTTCAGGTTCCTCAAGACCTGATCCCGCATCGCTCTCATCGAGAGCAACAGGAGAGCCCGGTGCTGAAAGGCATCGGGCTCTCCGCATCTCGAAAGGGAGCACCACCTTGGCCAAACGTCGCAGCCAGTTCCCGCCAAGACCGGCAGCCAAACCACCCAGACAGCACGACCGGGTCGTCATCGCGTTCATCCACCCCGGCCAGGTCTCCGCATACTTCACCACGAGCCTGCTCGCGAGCATGCTCTACGACCAGAACGGCAGCCGGCACATCGTCGGCCTGCTCAACGAGTGGTCCTCGGCGAACGTGTCAGCCGCCCGCAACAGCCTCACCGCCAAGTTCGTCGACGACTACAGCGCCGACTGGCTGCTGTGGATCGACGCCGACATGGCCTGGGAACACGAGGCGCTCGAGCAGCTCATCGCCGTCGCCGACCCGGTCAAGGCACCGATCGTCGGCGGGCTCTGCTTCGGGATGACCGACGGCCTGCTCTTCCCGACGATCTACCAGCTCGTCGACTCCGGCGGCGCACCGCGGACGGTCCGGGTCACCCAGTTCGACGACGACTCGCTCGTCCCGTGCTCGGCGACCGGCGGCGCGTTCCTCATGGTCCACCGCTCCGTGCTCCTCGCGGTCCGCGAACGCGAGTTCAGCAAGGCGTTCCCCTGGTTCCAGGAGACCGAGCTGTCCGGCGCCCCGGCCGGGGAGGACATCACCTTCTGCCTACGGGCCGGGCTCTGCGGGTTCCCGATCCACGTCAACACCGGCGTCCTGGTCGGCCACCACAAGTCCCAGCTCCTGACCTTGGACATGTTCCGCGACCAGTAAGGGGGACCCCATGGCTTTCGACCTCGGAGACCCTGTCCCGCTGAGCTTCCTGACCTACGACAGCACCGGCCTGGTCCTCGCCGACGTCACCACCCCAGCCCTGACCATCACCCTGCCAGACCAGAGCACGGTCACCCCAGCGGTGGCCAAGACCGCGACCGGCACCTACGCGCCGACCACGCCATACATCGCGGTCCAGGCCGGTATCCACCGCGTGTCCTGGGTCGGGACCACCGGCGCCCAGACGCAGGAGCGTACCGACACCTTCAACATCCTGCCCGCCGACCCACGCTTCCTGATCTCGTTGGCCGACGCACGTGCCGGGCTCGGCACCATCTCCTCGAACACCGTCAAGGACGAGGATTTGCGCAGCTTCATCGCCGCGGCGACCCCGATCATGGAGAACATCGTCGGGCCGATTCTGCGCACCAGCAGGGTCGAGACCTACGACGGCGGGTCACCCCAGATCGTGCTGATCAACGCCCCGCTGATCTCCATATCCAGCATCATCGAGTCCTACGGGTCCAACTACCAACGCACGTTGACAGCGCAGGACGTCTTCGCCGGATCGAGCCTGGACGCGTTCGGGTACACCGTCGACCTGGCCAGCGGGGTCCTGACCCGCCGGTCCGCCGGCCGGGCCATCCCCTTCGCCTACGGCAAACGCAACATCCAGGTCTCCTACGTCTCCGGCCGCACATCGGTCACCGGGAACCTGCTCCTGGCCACCCGCCTGGTGATCCGCCAGCTGTGGCTCGTCGCCGGCCAGCAGGGCTACCGGCCCAACATGGGCGCACCAGACACATCCGGGGCATCGACCGGGGCATCGACCGGGTTCGCCGTCCCGAACGCCGTCCTCGAGCTCTGCGCCGCCCACACCCGCCCGCCAGGGGTTGCCTGATGCCCGTACTGGCGCCGGCGCAGTCCATCGCCGGTGTCCTGGACGGACTGCTCTCCGCACTGACGACCCTGTTCACCACCCAGACCGGCGTCGACGGCGCCCCGGTCCTGGTCAGCTTCGGCCCCCCCGGGCAGTACCAGCCCGGGTCGATCGTCGCGATCATGGACACCCGCTGCCAGATCACCCGCCCCACGATGGGCCCGGCACGGTCCCGGCAGATGGACGCCGACGTGGACGTCCTGATCAGCGTCTACAGCCCCGGGGACGAAAGCGCCCAACAGGTCTGCACCGACGCCGCATTCGTCCTCCTCGGCCTGCTCGAGGCCTACCTGCGGACCTCCCCGAACGAGCGCCTCGCTGGTGCCAGCTGGGACGGGCTCGTGTCCGCCGCAGCGGTGGCCGCGACGGTCGCCTACGACCCGGCGTCGAACAACCCGATGGGCCGGGTCACCGAGATCACCACCACCGTCACCGCCAAGATCCGCTACTGACCTCTGGAGGTCGCCGTGTTGCTGAAGAACACCAATCCCATCGGGGCCGTGGACCTACCCCTCATCGGCCGCAGCGGCGACAACGGGACCTATGGCGAACCCGACGAGCGCGGTTACAGCCAACGCACGCCAGTCCCCGGCTCGGGCTGCCTGGAGGCCGGTGAGGAGTTCGACGTCGCCGACGACGTCGGGCAGCACCTGTTGGAGCAGGTCGGCAACTACGCACAGGTCAACGCCACGAAGACGAAGGGTGACAGCTGATGACCAGCACACAGGACTCCTCGATCGGGATGATCGAGGAAGTCACCTACGGCACATCGCCGGGTGCGGTGACCCGCTGGCCCGAGTTCCTGCCCGACCCCGACCTGAACTGGGCGCCCAAGCGCTACCAGGGCCTAGGGCTGCGGGTCGGCGGCCGGGTCGCCCGATCGGGCCGGCGGGTCACCACCTCGGTCGAGGGCTCCGGCGGCTTCGAGATGGAGGCCACCTCCAAGGGGATGGGCCTGTTCTGGAAGTGGGCGCTGGGGTCGCTGACCTCAAATCTGGTGGCCGGCTCGACATACCAGCAGGTCGGGACATTCGGCGACGCCCCGGCATCCTTCTGCCTGCAGCAGGGGATCTGGAACGGGTCCAGCGTCGACGCCGTCACCTACCTGGGCTGCATGATCAACTCCTGGGACCTGACGTTCGCCAACGACGACATCCTGAAGGTCAAGTACGCCCTGGACATCCGGGACCTGTCCACCTCCATCGGGTACGCGGCACCGTCGTATGCGGTGTCCCCGAGCCTGTTCCACTTCGCCAACGCCACCATCACCTCCGGCGCTTTGACGGCGCCCACGACGACGGCGATCGGTGTCGGCGGGACCCCGGTCGCCGACGTGGTCGCCGGGTCCCTGTCCGTGTCCAACAACCTGAACAGCGTCAAGCCGCAAGGCGGAGGCGGGAAGAAGTCCAAGCCGAGCGTCGGGCTGCGCACCATCAGCGGCAAGCTCGACCTGGACTACGACGCGACGACCTGGCGGGACGCGTTCATCGCGGACACCCCGATCAACCTCGTCCTGACCTGGACCGGTGCGGCGCTGTCCGTGAGCACCGAGGTGCTGCAGATCATCATCCCGGAGATCAAGTTCGACGGTGACCTCGCCAAGACGCAGGGCACGAACCGGCCGACCCAGTCCATGAGCTTCACCGGCCTGGACAACCTGACCGCGGCGCAACCGCTATGGGTGGTCGCCCGGACCGCGGACGTCGCCGCGTGAGCGCCGGGGCCGGCTCAGTCACCGTCCGGGCGGACACGACCGAGTTCAAACGCCTCTTCGACAAGTCCAGCCAGGTGGACAAGAAGCTCAAGACCGCGCTGCGGCGCAACATCCGCCAAGCCGCCGAGCTGGCCGCCGACGACGTCCGTCTCGCAGTCGACACCTCGGCGGCGCGGACTGCCCAGACCGGGCTGCGGCTCGCCATCGCGGCCGGGGTGAAGGTGAAGGTGATGACCGGCTCCAGGGCTGGTGTGACTATCGTCGCGTCGTCCTCGCAGATGCCAGCCGGCAAAGAGTCCCTGGTGCGCGCATGGGAGTCGGCCAAGGGCTGGCGGCACCCGGCGTTCGGCTCGGGCACCTGGGTGACCCAGCATGGTCACCCGTACTTCCGGCGGACGATCACCGCGGACAAGGACAAGGTCGGGGCCGCGGTCATAGCCGCGATGACCGAAGCCGCGGAGTCCCTGAGATGAGGCTCAAGGTCGGCGACAAGGTCTACACCGCGGCGACCCTCGGCCAGCCCGAGATCGGCGACTACCTGCGCCTCGAACAGGAAACGGCCGCGCTTGGCCGGCGGATCTCCGCGCTGGACGCCGAGGAGATCAGCAACGAAATCGGGTCCCTGAAAACCGATTACGAGAAGAAGCATCACCCGGACACGGTGTGGCTGATCGCCCTGAACGTCTGGGCCTCCCTGTGCCACACCGCCAACCAGGCCCGCGACGCCGGTCGGGTCGTCGAGCAGGTCCGGTTCGAGGACGCGCTGCAGGTGAGCCTGGACGACATGTCGTTCCTGACCGAACCCGGGGACCACAAGAAGCCGGACCCTCGCAAGCCCCGAGCGACCCAGCCTTCCGCTCGGGGCGGCGGGCACCCCGCGGCAAAGCGGGCGGCAAAGACCTCGAAAAAGCGGTCCTGAGCCGGCTCCTGACTCTCTGCCACCTATACCCGTCCATCTCGCCGTGGAACATCTGGCGGCTGCCGTACTACCTCTGGCCGCCGTTCGCCCGGTCGGTCGACGAGTACCTCGAAGCGTTGAAGAAAGGGACCTGACATGGCCGACCTGAGCCTGCGCTACCTCCTCTTCGGCGAGGACCGGACGGCGTCGAGCAGCATCAAGGGTGTTGGGTCGGCCGCCAGCTCGACAGGTAAGCAGGTCGCGACCGGGCTGCGGGGCATCGGGTCGGCTGTCGGTGGCGAGCTCGGCCAGATGATCGACCGGGTCTCGGCCGGGTTCGACCAGCTCGGGGAGAAGTCCAAGGGCATGGGCGCCAAGCTGCAGGTCGGCGGCGCCGCGCTGACCGGGATCGGTGCCGCGTTCGCGATGATCGGGTCGGCCGACAAGGCCGCATCCGAACAGCTCGGCGTCGCGATCTCGAACACCGGCGCAGACTTCTCCGACTTCAAGGACCAGATCGAGGCGACGATCAAGAAGCAGGAGGACTACGGCAACTCCGCGGTCCAGACCCAGGACGCCCTGCGGATCCTGACCCAGGCCACCAACGACCCCAAGAAGGCCCTCGCCGACATGGCTGTCGTCGCCGACCTGGCCGCAGCCAAGCACATCAGCCTCTCGGATGCCGCGCTGAAGGTCGCCAAGGTCTACGGCGGCGCTGGGAAGGTGCTCAAGGAGTTCGGGATCACGATGGTCAACCAGAAGGCGGCGACCACGCACCTCGCCTCGGCTGAGAAGCAGCACGAGGCCGCGATCACCGCGGTCGCGCACGCGCAGCGGACCCTGACCGACATCGAGAAGGTCGACGCGACCCACAAGAAGCTCACGATCGGTCAGCAGATCCAGCTGAAGAACGCGCAGGACTCCCTGGCGAACGCGCAGGCGAAGCTGAAGACGTCGACGATGACACTGCACACCGCCCAGGACGCCGCGACGAAGGCGACCCACTCCGCTGACGACGCGGTCTCCCAGCTGGCGAAGAAGGTCAAGGGTGAGGCGTCGGCCAGCGTGGACTCCTTCTCGGGCAAGCTGCACGTGATGGCGACCAAGGCCACCGACGCGGCCGCCGCGTTCGGTCAGAAGTACGGGCCCGCGATCATGATCGCCG